TGAACACGAACCGTTCGAGGCCGTTGCCGAACGCCTGGAGGTATTCGACGACCGGTGAGCCGGGCAGCACGATGGCGCACGGCGGGCTGATCGTGTCCGGGGCGGTGTCAGCTACCTGGATGAACGTCGCCGACGTTTCCAGGCGGGTCTTGATGCCGTCGCGGATCGCCGAGTAGTCGGCCATGATCAGGCCAGCCCGGCCCGCTTGTAGTCCATGAGCAGCGCAGCGATGTCCGGGTCGGTGCGGCTGATGCGAACCGGGCCGAAGTCTCCTACGCCGATGACCCCCATCGGTGATGCCTTGCGGCCGTACAACCTCGAGGACATCATCAGCGTGGCCTGTTTCACGGGGTCCGGTACAGCCGGCCACCCCCACTTGGCGGTCACTTCGACGCTGACCTGGCCGTCGCCGTACACCGGGTAGGTGTAGGACCCGATGGCTCGCAGGTTGTTGACGCTGCGACCCTTCGTCAGGTTGTTGAGCGGTTCGACCTGGTAGTCGGTCGATGCCCATGTCGTGTCGAACGTGCCGTCAGCTGCCGTGTCTGTTTTGACGACAAGGCCGGTGAGGGTCGAAATGTCATCGGTCACAGCCAGGTACGGCTGCGCCCGATACGTCCGAGCCGACGCTGAACTGTCGGCGGTGAACTTGCGGCCGCACAGGTCGTTGATCGACTTCTCGGCCGCGTCGATAGCGAGGTTCAGGTAAGTGTCGTCGGCCGACCCGGAGATACCGAGCGCCGTCTTGAGCTCGCTCAGAGCCACATAGTCTCCCACGAGCTACTTCTTCGCCTTCGCCTTCTTCGCCGGCTTCGGGACGTTGCGGCCGTCTGCGTCTGCCTGAGCGGCTTTCGCTTTGCCTTCTCGCCTCGCCTGGTCGTCTTGAGCCATCAGCGTTTTCCTTTACGGTGTGGGCCCGGCCAGCCCAGGGGGTGATTCCTGGACCGGCCGGGGGTGCTCCTACCGGGGGGGCCGGCGGGGAGCTCTGGAGGGGCCTACAGGGTGTCGTTGAGGCCGGTTCCGCCGAGGACGCTGACCGCTGTCGGGTAGCGACCGGCGGTGAACGCCGAGTAGGCGTACACGACCATCTTGACGGTCAGGTTGCCGCCGGCTGTCTGCTCCATGCGGAGAAGCGCCGGGGAGCCGTTGCCCTGCTCCCACAGGAGCTGGTCGGCCCTGCGGACTGCGATGATGCGGTCCTCGTCGGTGCCTGAGCCCAGGTTGGTCGGCATGTTGCCGTCGGTGTAGCAGGGCACTCCGGCGATCTGGCCGACCGCCTCGACGCCGGCGGGGTCGCCGACACCCATCGCGTTGGTCGGACCGGACGCTGCCGGCAGAACCAACGGGCGGCTGTTGCCGTCGAGCTGGGCGACGATCCATGACCACCTGCGTGGGGCGAAGATCAGGGCGTCGCACGGCAGGCCGCGGTCGGCTCCGATGTCGCCGATGGTGGCGATCAGCTTCGGCCACAGGCCGGCGATGGTCGCTGTGGCGGCGGTGTACGTCTGGGAACCGATGCCCGACGTGTTGAGGATGCCGAGGTGTTCCCCGGATGACCCTGACCCGTTGATGACCTGGGTGTCCAGGTTGGCGGCGTATGCGGCGGCGAGGTCGTTCATGATCAGCGAGTCGACGCCTGTGCCACGCTCGACTGCCTGGCGTGAAACGTCCTGCTGGCCGGCAATCGTCCGCACGTTCACCGTGAGCAGGGTGTCGTCCATGTTGGTTTCCTGCACGGCAGCGTTCTCGGTCGCCTGGATCGCTGTCGCGGACCCCGTTGTAACGCGACTTATGTTTATGGTCATGCCGTCGTTCGGCAGCGGAGTCCGGTTGCACAGGTTCGCTGTGACCCGGCCTGCGCGCACCAGGGCGGCAGCCTCGTCGGTGAGATACTGGGGTACCACAAGCCCCGCGAACGCTCCCGTACCAACGTCGCGGTGCTCGACCTCCATCTCCGAGGAGTGGCGGGCGATGCGGGCCCCTGCGGAGGGGTCCTGGCGGTGCTGGGACAGGTACACGTCACGCAGGAACGAATGACTGCCGTGCGTCGAGTAGGTGAGCGGCTCGTCCTTGACCCGGACTTCGGTTGCCTTTTCGGCTTCCTCGGGGGTCGATGTGACCTCGGCGCGCAGCTTTGCGGCTTCGGCATTGCGGAGCTGGATGTCTCGCAGCTCGGCGCACCTGGTGTCGATCTGCTCGGCGTCCTCGCGGAGCGCCTTGAGGTTCTCGTCCTCGGTGGTGGTCAGGTCTCGGGCTTCGTCAGCTGCGGTGTCGCAGATCGCCGACATGGTGTCGGCAATCTCGGCACGCTTCTCGACGAGCTGGTCGAGGAGGTCCATGTGATTCTCCTGGTTCGTGCGGTGTGGGTTGGTTCTGGGTGTCCCACGGGTGCCGGCACGACCGGCGGCGCATGGAGCGGCGCAGCACTACAAGTATTAGCCACAGGGTGTGACAGTTGTGTGATTAGAGCAGGCGGGCTCGCCAGACCGACAGCAGCGGCGCGGTTTGTTCGTCGTCTGGGTCGAAGTCGCGCACAGCGAGGACGCGGGCGTCGCCGTAGGCGGGAACTTCTGATATCAGACCGACGTGGTGCAGCTTGACTTCCTGGCGTTCGACCAGGGGGCGGCCGTCGGAGGTCTTGCGGCGGTGGTCGCGCACCGGGACGAACCCGACGCTGAAGCTGTGCATTACGCCGTCGCGGGCGAGCTGCAGGGCTTCGTCGCCTCGGCCGGTGCGGCTGACGAGGAACTCGGCGTAGAGGCCGTCGGAGCGTTCCTCGAGGGTGGTGGCCCTGCCTAGCGGCATGGCGTCCTGGCGGTGCGCCTCGAGGAGCGGGATCTTGTCGCCGCGCTTGACAATGGACTTCGTGAACGCTCCCTGCGTGAAGCGTTCGACGTAATCGCCGGCGTCGTAGTCAGAGCCGAACGGTGCAGCGATGCCGCAGATGCGGCGTCCCCTGGGGACTCTCGCACCTCGAGGGTGTCGGATGCGAGGGCTCGGATGATGATGTCGTTGCTCATGTTGGGAGTCCTTCCAATGCTCGGACTTCTTCTACGGTGACCCAACCGGATGCGAGGGCGATCTGGTGGGCCTGGTAGCGGGTCAGGGTGTCTGCCCGCAGGAACGAGTCGATGTTGATCGACGCCGACTGCCCCCTGGGTAGGACCGTCGACAGGGCCTGTTCGAGGCGCACGATGTTGGGCCGCAGCCCGAACCGGACGAACGCCCGCGAGTCCTCCTGCACCGTCGAATAGGTGAGGCTGTCGCTGCTGGGCGCACCGGCCAGGTGGGCGGGGACGCCGAACAGCGCAGCCACCTGGGTGGCGGACCACTTGCGGGCCTCGAGGAGCTCGAGGTCCGAGTTCGACAGCTGGATGGCCTTGTAGTCGAGGCCACCCGAGAGGACGGCGGGTGTGCGATCCCGGCCGCCGTGTGACTGCACCCATGCCTTCTTCAGGTCGGTGGCTGCTTCCGGGGAAAGGTCGGTGTCTGTTTTGATGATCCCCGACGGGATCGAGCCTTCTGAAAAGGTCCGCTCGGTGTATTCGTGCTCGGCGATGGCGAGGCCCAGGGCGTGCTTCTGCGAGTCGAGCACCCCCTGGCCGACGATGTGGCCGGGGCGCATGAATCCACGCAGGTGGAGAATCTCGGCGGCGGTGAACGTCGAGTCGCCGACCTGGTAGGTGATCGCCCCTGTCGCCTCGGATAGGCGCACCTGGACGGCGTCGGGGTTCAACACGACGAGTTGGCGGGGGTGGCCGAACCGGTCGAAGTCGCCGAGGCGGGCGTATCCGTTGCCGCGTAGCAGCATCGACGTTATGAGCGCCGAGTAGGTGTCGATGCGGTTCTCGGTCGGGTTGGGTTGGATGATGATCGACGGTGTGTCGATGCGTTCCCCGTCGCGGTAGACGTGGACCGACAGGCCGGCGATGGTCGACGAGATGAGTTCGACGCAGCGCCACAGGGTGACGATGCCGAGGGCGGTGTCGTCGGTGACGGCTACGCCTGTCAGGTTCTGGTTCCAGATGGGTGGAACCCACGGTGGGAACGGGTCAGGGTCGCGGGTCTGCACCTTGTTCCGGCGGAATAGGGCCATCAGTAGATCCTCGGTGTCGGTTCGGGTTCGGGTACTGGTATCTCGTTGGCGGCGTCGAGCGCCATGACGGCGCACACGGCGGCGTCGATCTTCTTGCTGCTGCCCGTGTGGTCTTTCACGATGCGGGAACCAATGCGGTCGATTTTGAGGCGGCAATTGGCTATGTGGCGGCGCAGCGCCGCGGCGTGGTCGTTGTCGACTATCGACAGGTTCCCGTCGAGGAGCTCGTCGGCGAACCGCTTAGTGGCCGGCACCATGCGGCGGGCGTTCTGTGGGAACTCGACGACGGGGAGGCCCTCGTCGCCTAGGGCGAGCATTTGTGGCCCCAGGAGGTACCGGTCGTAGACGATGGCTCTCGGCATGAGCCGTTCGGCGTGTTCGACGAGGCCGGCGAGCAGGTCCGGGATGTTGATGCGGTAGTTGTCGGGGCCGTCCATCGGCTTTTCCTGCAGCTCGAGGAGCTCTACGCGGCCGTCAGCGGTCGCTGCAGCTATCGCTGAGGCATCTGATGACCAGGAGCCGTCTATTGCGAGTATCGGGAAGTCGTCGGCGGTCAGCGGTTCGCACTCGCCGAGGAGTTCCATCTGGTGCGGCTCCAGCCACACGTCGCGTTCGCTTATCCATGTGGCGAGGTGGAGGCGCTTGAACTCCGGCGACGGCATCTGCTTGAGCTGGCTGTCGAGGTATTCCTCGGTGATCCAGTCGCCGAACGCGGGGTGTGCCTGCGCCCAGGTCGCCGGGTCGGTGTGGTCCGAGTCGGGTGGCGGCGGCTTCCACCATGACCACCATGTCGGGTCGTCGACCTCGCCTGCCTGGACTCGACGGTCGTACTCGACGAGCTGCGCGAGCGGTGTCCCCTCGCCGACACCCGCCGTGGTGATGTGAACGAGCAGGCTCTGTCGTCGAGCACCAGAACCGGACAGCAACGCCTCGTACAGGTCGCCGGACGGGTGGCACCACGTTTCGTCGACGATGGACACGACGGGCGACAGGCCGTGTGCGAGGGACCCGTCAGAGCTGAGCACCCTGCATACCGAACCGGACGCCGGGACCTCGATGGCATCCTTGAACACCTCGGCTGCAGCTGACAGCTCCGGGTCCATCTCGATGGTGTCCTGGATGTTCTTGAACACGATGCGTGCTTGGTCTTTGGACCCGGCGACGACGTACACCTCGCAGCCCGGTTCCCCTGATGCGAACAGCGTCCACGTTGCCGCCGATGCCATCAGGAGGCTCTTGCCGGTTTTGCGCGGCAGGATGATCAAACCTTGGCGGTGCTTCCAGAACCCGTTGTCGTCGAGTTCCCACAGGCCGTCGAGGATGTCGTGCTGCCAGGGGCGCAGCTCGACTAGTTCGCCGGCTAGTTCCCCCCTGGTGTGTCGGACGAACGCTTCGGTGAAGTCGGCTATCTCGCCGCCGAGCGTCGCCGGTGCCCTAACCGGCACGCCGCTGGAAACGACTGAGCCGCGATTCGGTTTCAGCGGCCTGGGCGACCGTCAGGCCGAGGCGTGCCCGAGCGGTCGGTGTGAACCCGAGCTGGGACAGCGACGACATGAGCAGCTTCTCGGCGGCCTGGGTGGCGTAGTGGTACTGGAGCTTGAGGCCGGCGTTCTTGATCTGTGCAGCTGCACGACGCAGCGACGTCACCTCGTCGGCCTGCTCACAGGCGAGCTTCACGGCGACCGCGTCAGAGGGGCCGAGCCATATGTGGCCCGCTTCCCACAGGATCGCCCAGGTGCGTTTCCCCTGCGTCTTGAGGTTCGACGGCGCTGCCGGTGCTCGCACCGGTGCGATGCCGACCTCGACGAG